ATTTACCCACACCTGCGTTGGTATCTAAAAGGTCACCGAGGAAACCAATAAATGTTCCTATGTATTTGAAGATACCGCCGAGGACTGTGGCAAAGGCATCAATCAAGAAATCAAGAATCTTGGCAATGGTCATTCCTACGATGTTATGAGTATCAAGCAAGTTACCAAGGAACTCAATAAACATTCCAATGAACTTGATGATGCCACCAATGACAGTTGCGAAAGATTTCCAAAGGAAGTCAAGAATCATCCCAATGACTTTACCTACAATTCCATGAGTATCTAGCAACATACCTAGACCCTCGAGGAAGAAGCCAATGAACTTGAGGATGCCTCCGATAACAACAGCGAAGGCTTTGAATACAAAGTTTAGAACGGCGCGAACCACTTTACCGAAGGCAGTTTGTCCGCTAGTGACATAACGCAGAGCGCTCAATAACATGATAAGTGTTTTGATAACACCTTGGATAGCGGTCAGCGTGGTTGTGTAAATAAACTGGAACACGGTAATCATGGTTTGTCCGAATGATGTAGCGGGTGAAATAGCCTGACCAAAAGCAATGAGCAGGTTACCCAATCCAGTCAATATCCAAGAAAGAGCGGTTCCGACTGCCTGAGCAACTGTATTGAAAGCAGTTGTTACAACATCTCTAAATGTTTCGCTATTTTTCCATGCGTAAACAAATGCTGTTACAAGAGCCGCAAGAATAATAACAACTTTGATAATAGGGTTTGCGGCTAAAATTGCGTTTAGTCTCAACATTGAAGCGGCGAGTCCATTAGTAGAGGCTATGGTTGCTAATTGTTGTCTATTCAATAAAGTTGTCGCTACTGCCATAACCGTTCTGATTCCAGCGGCTATTTTTGTAACTGCTATATTGGCATAAAAAGCAATGGTTGATAACGCAATCGCGGCGGCTAAACCACCAAAAGCATAAGCAACAATTTTTAGGATTTTTTCATGATTTCTAAAAAATGTTGTTGTTTTTTCAATAACTGAAGCAACAGCATTTATCGCTTTGGCAAAAATAGCAATCGCAATAGCCAAAGTTTTACTGAATACTTCTCCCACTTGTTTAGCAATATCAAGGATAGGACGAAGTGCGCTCAATAATCTGCCCATGGCTGTTTGAACTTGAGTTGAAGTTAGAGCCATTGCTACAAATCCAGCCGCAACTGGATTGAGCATTTTGAGAAGATTTCCAAAAATAGGGATATTCGCAAAAACGGCTTGACCTGCTCTTGTCGCAAAAGCAGTTCCAAAACCAGCAATGATTGGCAAAATCATTTCAAACTTGCCAGCAAGGTCATTGACTTTAGTGCCAGTCAAATCCATGCCCTCAATAAAATCGCTGAACTTATCAATCGCAGTTGCGATAGGGGTCGTAAGTTTGACAAGCACTTTTTGGATTGCTTCAAGGATTACATTTAGTTTCCCGCCTGAACCCATCGCGTTGATAAGACTTTTTTCAAATTTGAAGGCAGACTTGATAATTGGTCCAAAACCTTTGACAAGAACTCCACCCATAGTAACCATGAGGTCGTTGTGTAAATCTCCAAAGAGGGTAATAAGTTTGGCTGGAGACTCAAGGGCTAATGCGTAAGCGCCCGCCGCTTTTGTTCCTTCCTTCATAACAAGATTGACTACGGCTTGTCGGCGTTCAGCCATAGTCAAATCTTTAGCCGCTTTACCGATTGAGCGGGCATAAGCATCATAAGCATCGGTAGCGCCAGTTGTAATACCAATCTGACGAAGAACTCGAGTGTTACCAGTTGTGACTGCGAAGGTAACTGATTGAAGTGCTTGTTCCGCGCTCATGTTAGATGCGACGGATAAATCTTGTGCGGTCTTTGCTAACTCAGCCGCTTTACTCAAATCAATGTTTGATTGCGCGAACTTGAGTGTTGTCTGTTGAGCAACAGAGGCTTGGATACCTAACTGACGCATTGAATCAGATGCGGTTTTGAGAGCGGTATATCCCTTACCGCTAGATGCGCCAACTGCTTGTAATGCTAAATCTAATCTTTCTACTTCAGCGGCGGCTTTGAATGACTTGACGCCAAAAGCAATAAGCCCTGCCATCGCCGCGCCTGACGCAATACCGATGGCAGTAAGCGAACTTTGTAATTTAGAACCTGCTTGCTGGAATTGTTCAGCCGACTTGACGGCTCTATCCATGCCTTGAGTGAATTGACTGGTTTCAGCACTAACTCGAGCGCGGACTTCCATGGTTGGTGATTCAGCCATTATCTCCTCGCTTTTGCTCTTCTCTCGGCTTTCTCACGCTCTTTTTCTTTGAGGAGATAAAAAGCGTTCCATTCGGTCAATTCCATACTGCTAAGAGGGCGGTGGGCTTCACTTCCGTAAAGAAGTTCACCCACCGTCCGTCCTAACTTTTCTGCTAACTCGAAAAGAAACCTACGCTCAGGATTCTTTAGGAAATCGTGCCTGTGATTCGTCTACCGCCTTTTCGCTCAAGCCCGATGAGCCAAGAGCCTTTGTTGCCAAACGCTCAATGACTGCGCCATTCTTTGAAAGGATGGCTTCACGGTCTTTCTCGGTAAAGACTGGCAGACCCGATTCGGGGTCGAACACAGTTGCGATAACAGTTTTTGCGTACATATTCGAGACATCCACTTTGTCTGCCGAAGATACTCCCTCAGTAAGTGTTGCTCTTTGCGCGGCGGTCATCGAACGAATTTCGACGGTGACTCCCCACTCGGGAACTTCTAAAAGTTCCTTCGTAATATCGTCCGCACTAAAGATTTTGTCGCGTAACTCTGTCATTTCTTTTCTCCTTGGACACTAGATTGGTCACGATTTATTCAGTTGTATTGTGAAGTTTTTATGCGTAGGTACCGCGTGTAACGGCGCCAGTCACTTGAAACTCAGCAGAGTATGTCACTACATCTCCGATAGCACCACTCTTCTCGTAGGAAGTTAGGTAGCACTCTCCTGAATACTTGACATAGGTGCTTGTTGAACCTTCAGGACCGTATTCGAAAGAAACAGAAGCCGCTTGACCAAGAATTCCTGCCAAGTGAGCATCAACTGTTGCGTCGAAGTTTCCTGAAATACTGATTGTTGAATCGGTCAAACCGACAACATAAGACTTCGCAGAACTTCCAAATGTAGAAGTTTCAGCGGTGTCTACTGATTGTGGGAACGAGACATCAGTAAGGGTGTTACTAATATCGGTAAGGGTGCCACCTGAATTATCTACTTTGAATACGGTGGATTTACCATGACGAAATGTAGGCATTTTTTACCTCCTAGTAAAAGCCACCACAGGGGTAGCCGAGCCTGTTGAACCTGCGACTGTGTAATTCACTCGTAGGTATCGGTTTACTGTTGTACCACTCGCAACTTCAATTCTTTCTGAAGTTTTAGAAGTGCTTGTCACGGTTGTGAATGTAACTAAATCAGCAAAGGTTGAATTGTCTGCTGAATGTTGAATCTTGACCGTGATATTTCCATTGCGTGTATTGACTGGAACTGAGAGATAACCTGCTCCGCCATTTGTGGTAGATGCTCCGTTATCAACTGCGGTTCCATTTCCAGTCGCCGTTACGGTTGAACCTGAAGAGAGAATCTTCCCGTGTTCAACTGCGTCGGTGGATTGGAATTCTGCGCTTGCTTGGACAATATCCGCGATGGCACTTGATACCTCGTAGGATGTGTCGTCTGCTCGGAGCATGATTGCTCCAGTTCCGTTTGAATGACCTTCAACGGCAACAATTACTTTTTGCTTTGTGGCTGAACCAAGAACGCTTGCGAAGTATTGGTCGGTGCCTGTTGAGTTTGTTGATTCGAACATACCTCCGAGAGATACTGTTCCATCGCGGTGACCGACCACATAAGTCTTAGCACTTGTTCCAAAAGCGCTGGTCTCAGCAGTATCAACGGCAGTAGAGGCACTTACATCATTGAAGTAAGTTGAGAAATCGTACTGGTCGATAAAGACATTGATATTTTTACCATGGCGAAATGTAGGCATTACTCATCACCCTCTTCTGCTTCAGCGGGTGAGGCTTCTGCTGGAGTTTCTTCTTGGATTGGTTCTTCTACTTTAGGAGCCTCGACTTTAGGCTCTTCAACTACCTTGGCTGGTTTGTCAGCATCTTC